CTGACCCATGAAGAACTCAAAGCAGTGATGGCCCACGAAAGAGGCCACATCACCAACATGCATGCCCTGAAGAACCTGCTCCGGACATTCCTGCTGATGCCGCGCTCAGTTGAACTGGGCTGGCGTCAGGAACTGGAAGCCGACGACTACGCTGCAAAGCATGCAGACCCGCAAGCACTGGCCGACGTTCTGCGCCGCACCAGCACACATCGATTTGACTTGTACCGGGCAACACGCCTGGCCATGATCGCCGCCCAGCACGCGGCTTGATCCGACCGTTCCCTTAGCCGCTGTGCGTGATGCCCAGCGGCTTTCTTTTGCCCGAGACGGGCGCATCCAAACCATATCCGAGAGGGATATACAAATGAAAGTCGCTATCACCCGTGCCCATCGTGGCATTTCCACCCTGCTCGTCGGTCTGCTGACCGGCTACATGGCCCGCGCCGGGCTGACGAACGCCGCATTGAACATGACGGTCGAGTCGCTTGACGCTATCCCAGAAGCCCAGCGTGGCCTCTACAAAGAGTCGAACGGGAAGTTCGTGCTCGACGTGGATGGCTATGAAGACCCAACAGGTCTGAAAAGTGCACTCGACAAGGAACGCAAACGCGCATCCGAAGCCGAGAAGCAAGCCAAGGCTTGGGCCAACATGGGCAAGTCTCCTGAAGAAATTCAGGCGCTGGTTGAGACGCAGCGAAAAGCGGAAGAGGACAAGGCGCTCAAGGGCGGCGAGTTCGACAAGCTCAAGCAGCAAATCATTGATCAGCACAAGACCGAGCTTGGCAAGAAGGACGAACGTATCGGCACTCTGACAAAGAGCCTTGAACGCCGTCTGGTCGATGCTGACGCGACCGCAGCGATTGCGGAAGCGAAGGGCGTACCGGCGCTCCTGCTGCCGCACGTCAGGGCTGCGGTGAAGGTGGTGGAAGTAGACGGCGACTTCAAAGTCCAGGTCGTGGACGCCCAGGGTACGCCCCGGGTAAACGGCAAGGGCGAGTCCCTTTCGATTGCGGATTTGGTAAGCGAGATGCGCCAGTCCGAAATATTTGGCCGCGCGTTTGAACCGTCAGGTACCACGGGAAGTGGTGCCAGTGGTGGAGGTTCTGGCGGCAGCGGCAAGACGATGAAGCGAGCAGCGTTTGACGCCCTAAAACCCGCAGAGCGGGCGAAGGCTATGGCCGCTGGAACGCAAGTCGTTGATTGATTTCCAACCTTCCAAACTCTGAAAATTCCAACCATGAAAAAACTATTCTTTGCCGCTGCGACTCTGCTCGCCCTGGCCATTTCTTCTGTCGCCACGGCGGCTGTATCGGTACCCACTCGCGTCGCTCAGGCTGTGGCTGACTTTGGTCAGTCTGCCAAGGCGGTGCTATTGGGTCATCTGGCGAACCAAGGCTTTGCCCTTGGCGTCAACATCTTGACGGCCCTGCAGCCCATTCTTTTCAGCGCTGCACAGGAAGTTTCCAACGAACCGTTTGGCTGTATCAGCTCCATCAATGCAAGCTTTGACGACAAGGGTGTAGCCAAGGGTGATTTGGTGAAGGTGCCTGTTGCTCCGATCCGCCCTGCCTCTGACTTCACACCCGGCAACGTACCGGCAACCGGCACGGATGCCACGGCCGACAACGTGTCTGTGCAGATCACCCAATCCAAAAAGGTGGACTGGAATCTGACTGGTGAACAAATCCGTTCACTGGAAAATGGTGCTGAGAACGGAGAATGGGTTCGTCAGTTGACCGCTCAAGGCATGCGCACATTGCGCAATTTGGCTGAAGCTGACTGCGCTGCGGCCATTAAGCAGGGCGCTTCTCGCGCCTTCGGTACCGCCGGCACCACGCCATTTGCCACCGATCTGACGGCTTTGACCAATGCCCGCAAGATGCTGCAAGACAACGGTGCGCCATTGTCTGACTTGCAGTTTGTGTGCGATACCAATGCCGGTTTGAACCTGCGCAACTTGGGCATCATCCAGCAGGCTTACCAGGCTGGCAATGACCAAGAGCGCCGCACCGGTCAGTTCTTGCGCCAGTTCGGCTTCCAGATCAGCGAGTCTGCAGGTATCGCCTTGCACACCAAAGGCACTGGCTCTGCGTATGTGACCTCCGGATCCACCGCACCGGGTGTCAAAGACATCGCATTGGTGACTGGTACAGGCACGGTGCTGGCTGGCGACGTGGCGACATTTGCCGCTGATGCCAACAATAAGTACATCGTCGGCACTGGTGTGGCTGCTCCCGGCACCATCAGCTTGAACCGCCCAGGTGCGCGTGTGACGATTGCCACAGCCAATGCCTTGACAGTCGGCAACAACTACACGCCCAACATGGCGTTCGAGCGCAGCGCCGTGGTCGGCATCATGCGTCCCCCACTGTTCCCAGACAACCCGACCATCACCAAGATGCTCATCTCCGACGAAAAGGGCATGACCTACCTGCTGGTTCAAATCGCCCAGTATGGCCAGATCACTTGGGAAATGCACTTGGCCTACGGCTTCAAGGTCGTTCAGCCTGAGCACGTCGCTCTGGTGTTGGGCTAATCAACCGATGGGGCTTCGGCCCCGGCTCTACAAAAAGGACATCCCATGAACGAAGACCTGATCCCCGTATCCAAGGGCGGCGAGTATCTCGAAGTCAACCGCGTTGCCTTGTTGCAGCACAAACAGCTCGGTTGGACCGAATGCGCGCGCCAAGAAGTCAAGGAAGCCCTGGCCGCCAAGAAGCCCTCCGACGGCCTGACCGTTGAGAAGGTCAAGGAAGCCCTGGCCGCCAATGGCGTTGAAATCCCCGAAGGCGTGACCCTGAAAGCCGACCTGGCCGCACTGCTAGACGCCTCCTAAGTCTCCCCTGCGCGAAGTGTCCATTGGGCACTTCCCACAGCGACGACGCCAACCGAAAGCACTCACATGAGCAACATTCCAATCCTCGACGCCAGCAGCGCAACCCGAAAGGTTGACGTGATCACGCGCACTGAAGGCGCTGATACCGTTGAGACTCAGGCCGTTGCAGTCGTAGACCCGACGAACGGAACGCCGATAGACTTTGCCACCCAGGCCACGCTGGCGGCCCTGCTGACGGCTGCGAATGCAATCAAGGTTGCAGCCGAGGCACTGAACGGCAAAGCGACCGCGATGAATACCGGTGCTGTTGCTGGTACCGTGGCGCTGGACTCCACAACGCTCACCGCGATGGAGAACACAACGGTTGGCGGCACCGTGGCGGTGTCCAACATGGTCGCCCAGGGTCTGACCGATGCGCAACTGCGCAACAGCGCTGTGCCAGTGTCCGGCATCTTCTACCAAGCCACCCAACCCGTGAGCGGAACCGTCGCGCTCGACGCGCCGTCGCTCGCCGCGCTGGATACAATCAACGCCGCGCAAAGTGGGAACTGGTCTACGCGCACGCAAGACGGCGCTGGCAATGCGATTACATCCATATCGGACGGTGCTGGGCAAGTCGGCTTAACAACGGCCATCGGCGCTACAAATTTCATAGTCAGTGCCAACAACAGCACCGCAGCGCAGATCGCTACCGGCGTGACGTTTGTAGGGCCAGTTGAAACAATTTTCAATCAGCAATCCATATCGGTTCTGTTGGTCAGCGACAAGGCCGGAACCCTCACGCTGAATCAGTACATCGACCTCGCTGGCTCGCAGAAGATCAGTTCCTGGCAGTTCCCTATTGTGGGTGGCGTGCCGTTATCTCGGTGCTTTGTCGGCAACGGAAATTACTTCAACCTGACGTTCCTGAACTCGTCGGGATCGACTACCACCGCGCTAAAAATAGACACGGCGTATGGCACATTGCCGGGTGCTACCAACCTGGGCAACACGCCCATGGCTTTGAATGAAGTCAACGGCTTGGCATTTAGCCTGGGCACGCAAGCCCCGGCATCCAGCATACCGGTGAACCTTTCGAACGATGTAGTGATTGGCGCAGCGGCCAGCATCGCAGCGCTCAATACCGACTTGATAACCGGCGCCGTATCGGGCTGGTACGACGCGGCCAACTTCCATAGCGCGGCCATTCAAGTGATCGGCTCTGCGGGTATCACCGCTGGCGCGATCACGTTTGAGCAGACCAACGACACAACAGCGGCGGCGGCTGGCAACGTGTGGGCGGTGGACGAAACCACCACGCTGACACCCACGCCCAACGTGGCAGCCATCACCATCGCAGCCAGCACGACGCGCATGTTCGGCGGTGCGGTCACTGCGCGGTTTGTGCGTGTGCGGGTGTCCACGGCGTTCGCCACGGCCAACGTGCAAGCGGTCGCAGTGTTCAGCCAGATGCCGTATTTTCGGCAAGTGCAAACGGTTCACCAAGCAACAGCGGCCAACTTGAATGTGACGGCTTCCGGCACGGTGGCGGTCACCGGCTACCCAACAGCGGCCGCATCAGCCGACGCCCTGGCAAATCCGACCGTCACGAAAGTGGACGCCACCACCCTGGCGTTCAACGGAACATCCTGGGACCGCGTTCGCGGTATGTCCACGGCGCTGACAACGGGCGATACGGGCGCTAAGGTAGCCACCGGCAACGGCGCGACCATCACCAACGTGGGCAACAACGGGGTGCAAGTGCTGGTAAACGTGGGGGTCGTGAGCGGTACTACGCCTACCGCCGTGTTCAAGCTGCAAGGCTCCACGGACGGCGGCACAAGCTGGTATGACATCCCAGGCGCCACTACGGCCAGCATCGTTGCTACCGGGCTGTACGGCATCACGCTGTACCCAGGTGTAGCCGCTGTTGCTGGTGTTGCGACAACAGGAACCACGGCATGCGCCAGCGGCGTGCTGGTGCGTGCATGGCGCGTGGTATGGACGATTGGCGGCACAACGCCGTCATTCACGATCACCAATATTCAGTACATCTACCCGCCGCACTAAATCATGTTGCTGCTACTGCTTCGCACCGTGTCTGGCGGCACGCCGCCGCAGGCGCCAGTGCTGTACCCGCTGGCAGGAATGACGCAAGGCTTGCCACTGGCTGGCGTCGCGCAGGCTTTCCCGCTGGCTGGCCTGAAACAAAACTTCCCGCTGGGGTAATCCATGTCATTGAACGTAGAAACCGGATCCGGTGCCAATAACTCGGAAAGCTACGCATCCGTGGCCGACGCCGACGCATACCTTGCCGCGCGCGGTCAGACCAATTGGGCGTCTGTTGCCACCGGTGACAAGGAAGCCGCGCTGCGCCGCGCTACTGACTACATGCAGAGCACGTATTCGGGAAGCTGGAGAGGGTACCGCGTATATACAACGCAGGCTTTGGACTGGCCGCGCCATCTGGTGCCAATCAAGGATTACCAGACCGGCTGCGTAGCCTATTACGACCCCGCCGTGATACCGGTCGCCGTTAAGAACGCCTGCATTGAGCTGGCTCTGCGCGCAGCTGCAGGTGATCTGGCTCCAGATCTGGGCCCGCAGGAAAAGAGCGTCAAAGTGGGTCCAATCGAGCAGGTGTTTGCTGATGGGGCCCGTCAGACACCCGCTTACCAAGCCGTGAACAAGATGCTTTCTGCCTTCTTCTGCGGTAGCAGCAACACTATCAAACTGGTGCGCGCCTGATGGATTACGTCAAATTGGCAGCGACGGCGCGCGCGCTGCTCGCCAAGTTCGGATCCATTGGACAGCTAACCACGTCCGTCGCTGGAACATACGACCCCGCCACGGGAACGGTTCCACAGACCGTCACCACGCAGGACATCATCGCCGCAGTGTTCGCCTACGCAGAAGGGCTAATCAACGGTGCAACGATATTGCAAGGCGACCAACTGGCCTACGTGTCGGCGGTGGGCCTGACGATGCCAAAGGCGGGTGACGTGATGGTCTGGCAGGGAAGTGACTACCAAGTGGTTAATGCCAAGCCGCTAGCCCCCGCTGGCATCAACGTGCTGGCGATCCTTCAGGTGCGCAAATAATGGGATTCGCTGAAGACTTGGGCAAAGTCTGCGCCAACGCAGGCAAGAAGGTGGAAGCGGTCATTCGCAGGACAGCTATCGAACTGCAAAACGGAATGATTGAGAAGTCGCCTGTCGGCAACCCTGAATTGTGGGCCGCGAACTCCAACGCCCTGAGCAACCGCAAGAACTACAACATAGCCGTTGACCAATTGAATGCGGACACCCGCGCCAACCCCGCGAACCTGACAGTCAGCGGGAAGCTGCGCAAGGGATTGAGTCAGTACCTGCTGAAGAGACAAAGCAAGAAGTCGCTAAAGCAGGCTTTCCCGCTTGTCGCTGGCGTTGGCTACGTGGGGGGGCAGTTTCGCGCCAACTGGCAGTGCGGTGTGGGGGCCGTGAACATGACGATCATCGATCCGCCCGGATCAGACGCCAAAGGTCGGACAAAGGTAGCACTTGAAACGTGGAAGCCTGGCCAGACCATTTGGCTCACGAACGCGCTTCCCTATGCGAAGAAATTAGAGGACGGCTACAGCAAACAAGCACCGTTCGGCATGGTGAAGCTGACGGTTAACGAAGTCGGCGAACACCTTAAAACAGCCGCGAGGTCTATCAAATGAGTATCGGAAACATATCGGCAGCGCTTGAAAAGAAGCTGGCCGCATTGGGCGCATTCGCCACCGCAGCCGAGAACGTGGTTTACACGCCAGTGACCGGAACGCCATATCAGATACTGAACCTGCTGCTGAACAACCCCATCGACCACGCTGTCACGTTTGACATTACTGAGCAGCGCGGCATTTTCCAGATCAGCCTGATGTATCCGCTGGGCACCGGCCGCGGTGCAGCGCAAGCCCGCGCGCAGGCCCTTGCCGACCACTTCAAACCAGCCCAAGACCTCCTCGAGGCGGGCACCAAGGTCGAGATTCGCCAGACCGTAAAGATCGGACAAGGCTATGAGGACGAAGGTCGCTGGCGCGTGCCAGTGTCCGTCTACTGGAATTCCTTCAGCTAACCTAACACCACCCAACAACTGAACCCGCCGCAAGCGGGTTTTTTTGTGCCCGCATTTGGGCTTTCAGCAACCCGCTCCGAGCAATCGCAGTGGGTTTTTTTGTTTCCGCCCCTTGCGGGCCATCCCACTAAAGAAAGGCCACCATCATGGCACGCACCCCCTCTGGCACGCTCTTTTCCGTTGCTACCGTTTTCGGTACTCCGGTAACCGTCTCTGCCGTATCCAACGCGACGGAAGCCGTCGTCACATCCACCGCCCACGGCCTGGCCAACGGCGACATCGTCGAAATCACCTCCGGTTGGGGCGGTCTGCAATTGCGATCCGTCCGAATCAAGGGGGTCAGCACCAACAACTTCACGCTGGAAGGCATGGACACAACCAATCTGACCATGTTCCCGCCTGGAAGTGGTATCGGAAGCGCCCGCAAGGTCGCCACCTGGGTGCAGCTGACAAACGTCCTGAAACCGAGTTCTTCGGGCGGAGATCCAAAGAAGGTGACATACAAGTTCCTGGAATCGAATGTTGACTTCAACATGAACGACGGATTCTCGGCTGTGGACCGAACCTTCGAACTGGATGCCGATGCGATTTCTACCCCTGGCTACATAGCCCTGAAGAGCCTGACTCAGGTGCAGAGCAACACCATCATGCGCACGCTGGCAAAGTCCGGCGCCGTCACGTATCTGCCTTGCACCGTTTCGCTCAATGAGGAAGAAATCATGCAGGACGGAAGCATCGTGACCTGCAAGGTCTCCATCTCCGGAAACAACGTTTCCACCCGCTACGCCTCGTAAGAGGATCCCCTGCACCGACCCGGCGGCTGTCTCCTTTTGCAGGGAGCGGTCGCTGGGCACGGGCGTTTACAACCCCCTGCAAAAGAAAGCACACTATGGCAAAACTCAAAATCAGCAAAGCGCAAGTCACATTCCCTCTGGAAGTGGATATCCCGACGCCGAACGGCGACGATCAGGTCAACTTCACGGCCAAGCACCTCAAGGCCAGCGAATGGTCCAAGCTGCGCGAATCCCACACAGAGACCGTGAACGCTGCAGTCAAAGCGCTGTTTGATGCTGCGCAGAAGGCCGCCGAGGACGAATATACAACCGCTGCCAAAGACGGCAAGCCAGCCACTGAAGACGAAAAGACAGCGGCCATCGCACTGTTGGTCAAGCCGATCAAACAAAGCGTGCTTGATGAGCTGAAATCAAAGCATGCGGCCGAGCTGATCGCCAAGGTGTTGATCAGCTGGGATCTGGATGACGAATACAGCGTCAAGGCGTTGGTCGAAATGTGCGACCTGTACCCGGCTGCATCGAACGCGATCTTTACCAAATACAACAGCGCTCTGGAAGGTTCGCGCCTGGGAAACTGAAGACCATTGCCCGCGCCATCTTTGAGAAACCGGTGACGCTGGCAGAGGCCCGAGAAGCAGGTTTTGAGCTAGAAGACTACGAGACCGAAGACGTAGAAGTTCTACCCGAAAACATCCCCGCGCTCAACCTCATCCAACGTATCGGCACTCGCTGGGTGGTTGTCAGCGCGGGCGGCATGGGCGGTGGGATGGTCGTTACAGGCATTCGCTGGGAAGCTGTGTATCCACTCCTGGACCGCATGGCGCTAAGCCCCGAAGACTTTGACGCACTGCTCGCTGACCTTGAGGTCATGGAGCGCGAAGCCGTCGCCGTCATAAATGAGAAATAGAACCCGCTTCGGCGGGTCACCCATCCACGAGGCCAGCCTTACCGCTGGCCTTTTTGCTTTTAGGCCGCCCATATGTCAGAAGAAATTGCAGTCGTTGGTATAGGCGTTGAAACCGCTGGCGTAGAGCAGGGCATCAAGATCCTGGAAGTTCTGGCCAGCACTGGCGCCAAGGTCGAAACCGCAATGGCGGGTGTGGAGAAATCCGCCGCCAAAACTGGGAAGTCGCTCGCCACCTTGGGGCAGAGCAATGCCGGGCTCAGCAAGCTCGGTGACGACGCCGGCAAGATCGGCAAGAACCTGGCCGACACCTCAGACAAGCTGCAGAACACCAGCGCCCAGCTCGACAAGACAGGGGCATCGGCATCCAACGCGGCGGCCGGCATCAAGAAATTCACCGACAGCGCAGCTGGTGCGGCTACCGCGACTGCGGGTATCGGAAAGTCCGCTACCACTGCCGGTACGGATTTCGACAAGGCTGTGGCCGGCATCCTGGGCCAAGTCGAGCGCATCAAGACTGAGACTGCCACGGCCGGCAAGTCGCTGTCCGACTCCCTGCGCATCAAGGCCCAGATTCAAGGCCTGGACGAAAAGGCACTGGCGCCATACATCAGCCAACTGAAGGCCGCTGAAGAAGCGCAGGACCTGGCCAACAAGTCGCTGGGCAGCATGGGCATGTCGGCCAAGGCCACGGCAGCGGCGCTGCGTGTAGTGCCTGCCCAGTTCACCGACATCATCACCAGCTTGCAAGGTGGCCAAGCGCCGCTGACCGTGCTGCTGCAACAGGGCGGCCAGCTTAAGGACATGTTCGGTGGGGTCGGGGGAGCAGCTAGGGCGCTGGGCGGCTACGTGCTGGGCCTAATCAACCCCTTCACCATCGCTGCTGCTGCCGTGGGCGCGATTGGCTATGCGTCCTACAAGTCCAACGAAGATTTAAAAGAGTTGCGGACCGCCTTGCTGGTAAGCGGCAATGCGGCAGGTATCAGCGCTGACCAGCTATTGGGGATGTCTCGCAGCGTCGGTCTGAATGTTGAGGTCCTCAGTGCTTTCGCTCGCTCCGGTGCTGTCACCGCTGAAAATATAGAGGGGATCACACGCGCTGCGGTCAAGTTTGAGAGCATTGGCGGCGCAGCCGTTGCCGATACTGTCAAGGCCTTCGAGCAGTTGAAACGTTCGCCTGTAGAGGCATCGGTATCACTCAACGAAACGACCAACTACCTCACCGCGAGCCTATACGCGCAAATTAAAGCGCTGGACGAGCAGGGCCGCCATTTGGATGCCGTGGCATTGGCTGGCAACTCTTACCGAGATGCGCTTTCAAAGATCGGCGCGGATGCAGATAAGAATTTGGGCGCACTTGCAACTTGGTGGAAGCGCGTAAAAGAGGGCGCGGACGCTGCGGCCAATAGTGCAAAAAATGCCTTTGGCCCGACACCGATTGACACGCAGGCATCCAGCGCAGCCCAAAAGGTTTTGGCCGCTCAGTCTGCCTACGACTTCGCATCACGCCAGCAAAACAAGTTTGGCGCCGGTGGGGCTGACACTGCCTATCTCGCGTCCCTCAAGAAGGTTGTGGACGATGCAACGGCTGCCTACAACAAACTCACGGGTGCACGTGAGAAAGATGCGAAAGCCGCCAACGACACAGCAAAGCAAAACGACTTGGAGGCTGCCAAAAGGGCATTTCAGGATCAAATCGACTCGACGCGATCCAATGCGGAAAAACGCCTTCTGGAACGCACTTCTATCATCAACCGGGGCGCGGCAGCACAACAACCTCAGGCTGATATCAATCGCCAGCTCTCCCTGATTGACCAGCAGTACGACACTGGTGCCAGCGTGGCCGCCGTACAGCGGGCAGAAGACGCCAAGTTGCAGGCCATTGCCCGCGCGCAAGACCAGATCAATGCCCTACGCGCCACAGGCCAGCTCACAGAGATCGGCCAGATCACTGCCACCACTGATCAGACGCTGAAGGCTATCGACGTTCGCAAAAATGCACTGTTGGCAGAGCGTGCGATTGTGGCCGGCCGCCAGAACAGCGAGCGAGAAGTGGTCGCCCTGGACACGCAGATCGCTGCGCTGTCGCAGGAGCGCACGACTGCACAACTCAAAGGCCTCAACGCAGTCACCGTCGCCTGGTACCAGCAGAAGCAGGCCATCCAAGCCACCTATGAGGCGATGAAGGCAGAGGATGCCGCCGCACTCGTGGCCGAACAGCAGCGTCTGGATCAGATTGCAAAAGGCGTTGCCGAAGGCTTCCGCGATCAAGCCGTGGCGCTACAGGCTGTAAATCGTCAAATCGATCTGCAAGTGGACTCCATCGGCCAGACCGACCAGGCCCGTGCCATTGGAATCGAGAAGCTTCGGATCCAGTTGGACCTGGAAAAGAAGATCGCTGAGCTGAACCGCACAGACTTCAAGTCGCAGCAGGACCGCAATGACGCTATCGCCAAAGCCACTGAGCAAGCTGCAGAACAATCCGCACAGGCCAGCACCCGCATTACCGTCGAGTACTGGGCCAGCGCAGTCTCCGAAATCAAAAGCAACCTGACCGACGGCATCATCAGCGGCTTCAAGGACGGCGGGATTCAGGGCGCTATCCGTGGCGTGCGCGATTCGTTTGAAAAGGCATTTGAGAAACTGGTTCTGCGACCCATCATTGAACCGATTATGGGCAACATCGCGCAGACGGTGGCGGGCGCTTTTGGTGTGTCTCCAACCGGTTCACCAGCCAACGGTTTGACGGCCGCTCAGGCCGCAGCTAACAGTGGCTCGGGAATTTCCAGCATTTTTGGCGGCGCTGGATCGCTGTTTGGCGCAGGATTCAAGGCAGGCCTCGGTTCCGTGTTTGGCGAGTCAGGTATTGCCGGTGGCCTAAGCGCTGGAACAACAGCCATAGGCGCGGGCAATGTAGCGGGTGGCCTCGGGACTCTGGCCGGTGTTGCCGCTCCATTTGTTGCGGGCGTTGCTGCGATCAGCGCGTTGGCGAAGGCCATGCAGTACACGGTGACCCCCACGGGCAACGCCTTGACCGCTACCCTGTCTGGCTCAGGCATTCCATCCGGCCAAGTCGGCACCCGTGCAGACTTCCAGCAGGTAGGCGGCTTATTTGGTGGCGGCACTACCAACAACAGCACATGGGGCGTGGCTGACGCCCGCACAACGGCCTACATCAGCGCTAGCGTGCAGGCTGGAACCGCTGCCATCAAAGCCTACGCAGGCGCAATTGGCCTGAGCGCCAAGGATGTGGACAGCTTCACCGAGTCGATAACCGTTAGCTTGACCGGCCTGAACGCTGCGGGCGCTCAAAAAGCGATTGACACAGCGATTGCAGACTTTGTAAGCGACATGGTTACCAGCGCATACGGTGGTGCTCTGGACGGTGTTGCAAAAGCCGGTGAAACGTCTAGCGCAACCATTGCGCGACTTGCTACAAACCTGACACAAGTCAATGCGGGCCTGTCCATGCTGGGCGAAAGCATGTTGCCCGTTGGCATTGAAGGTGCCAAGGCCGCCGCTGGCCTGGTGGATGCGTTCGGCGGCTTGGACAAGATGCAGTCAGCCGTGTCCAAGTATTACGACTTGATGTACAGCGATTCGGAGAAAGCCGCCAGCGCTGCAAAAAATTTGGATACGCAATTTGCAGCACTGGGCATGTCGGTGCCCGCGTCAAACGCCGAGTTTCGCAAGCTGGTGGATGGTATCGACATCACCACCACGGCGGGGCAATCGCTTGCAGCATCGGTCATCAGCCTGGCTCCCGCGTTTGATCAAGTTGCGCAATCTGCGGCAAGGGCCGCGCAAGCGGCGCAGGCGGCAACCACATCGGCGGTGCGCAACTGGGGATCGCCAACGGACGTGCGCAACAACGACGCGCTGAACCTGCAACGGACGCTCCACGATAGTGGTCTGGACGTTGACATTCAAACTATCCTGGGCGCAACAAAAGAATCCGTTTTGGCGCTGTACAACACAGCAGATCAAGCAACAAAAGACGCGCTAAAGCAAAACCAGCAAGCAATCTATGATTTTGTGAACAAAAGCGACGCGAGCGCCGGTAGCGTTGGCGTAGGCGTGGGTAGCGGCCTGTACATCCCGAGCAACCCTGCGTCCACAAACTCCGCACCCGCTGTTGACCCGGCCATAGCCGAGCGCGTCTCGTTGCAGCAGCAGCTTGATGCCTTGACACTCAACGGCATCGATCTTGCAAAGAAGCAACTCGAAGCACAGCGCGCGCTTATCCAGGAATCGAATAAGGCGCTGTTCGACCAGGTCAAGGCCGCAGAACTGGCTAAAACCAACAGTGCCATACAGGACCAAATTGACGTGCTGAAGGGCACGAAAACCGCCCGCCAGTTGCAGGTAGAGCAGGCCCTCGCGGCGGCTGGTGATGCCAGCACACTGGCGTTGCTAAAGGTCAAGTTTGCACTCGAAGATACGGCGGCCGTAGTAAAAGAAAACGCATCGCTGCAAGACCAGATCGACGTGCTGAACGGCACCAGCACGGCGCGAGAGATGGCCTTGAAGCAAGCGCTTGCGGGCACAACGGACGAAAGCACACGAGCGTTGATCCGGTTGAAGTTTTCGCTCGAAGACGCGGCGGCAGTGACGGCAAAATTCCAGAGCGCATTGGGCAGCCTGGCATCCAACAACACGAGCTTGCAGGTGCAACTGCTCACGTTGAACGGCGACGATGCCGGTGCGGCAGCGCTCAAACGGTCATCCGATATTAAGCTGGCGACCACTGGATTTACCGACGCACAAATTGCGGAGTACACGAAGCAGTACGACGCCAACGTCGCTCTGGCAAATCAAATCAAAGCCGTGCAAGCCGCGCAGGCCGCAGCAGCCAGCGCAGCACAAGCGGCAACGCAGGCCGCGCAGGCGTTGAAGAGTGCGTGGCAGGGCGTGACCGACGGCATCTTTGGTGAAGTCAAACGCATACGCGGGTTGAATGGCACGTCGGCACAGTCCTACGCCAGCGCCCAGGCTGATTTCGCCATTGCGTCAGCCCGGGCCGGTGCTGGCGACCAGAAAGCCGCACAAGCGCTACCGCAGCTATCCCAAACACTGTTGGCATTGGCAGAGGCCCAGGCTACCAGCCTGATTGAGCTGCAGGTCATCCGTGGGCAGACGGCAGGCGCGCTGGAAAAGCTGGGCAACCAGTTTGCAGGCCAATACGGCTTGAGCGTCCCATCGTTCGATGTTGGCACCAATCTGGTACCGCAAGACATGCTTGCAATGGTTCACAAAGGTGAAGCCATCATCCCTGCAGCCTACAACCCTGCCAACGGCTGGGGTGGTGGTAGCAGCGATGCCCTGCTGGCAGCGTTCCAAGCCCTGCAGAAAGAGGTTGCCGCCCTGCGCGTCGCGCAAGCCACAGGCAATGAAAACACGCTGATTACGGCGAGCGTGCTGCGCCGCGTCACTCGCGATGGCGACAACATGGTTACCAAAGACTACACGCTTGAATAAAACATGAAAGTCATCCCACCCATCACCATCACCGATGCCATGCTGGTTAGCTGCACGGTGCCCGAACCCGACGCCAGCGCGGGAGAGGCTGCATGGGTTGCGACCACAAACTACAGCGTGGGGCAAAAAGTAGTGCGCAGCACCACGCACCGCGTTTACCAAAATCAAATGGGTGGCGTTGACGCCAGCCCGCCAGAGAGCGCGGCCCCAGGCCGCTGGCTTGACATTGGCCCCACAAACCGCTGGGCACTGTTTGACACCTCACGCAACAGCGCATGCACGGCGGCCAACAGCATCACCGTGGTGCTGGCCCTTGGCAAGCGCGCGAACAGTGCGGCGCTGATGGGCCTGGTGGGAGAGAGTGCATCCATATCCATGACCAGCGGCGGCCCTACGGTCTACAGCACCGCGCAGAATTTGATTCTGCGCAAAACGCTGACCTGGAGCGATTACTTCTTCGGCACGTTCAGTTACCAGGGCTCTTGCGTGCGGTTCGATCTGCCGCAGTTTTCGAACGGCATCATCAGTATTACGGTGAGCCGCGTCAGTGGCAACGTGTCTATCGGCGCCATTGTTTTGGGGCAGTCAGTAGACCTTGGCACCGTGCTCACCCAGGCCCGCAGTGACGCGCTCAATTTTTCAACCGTCACCCGCGATGCGTTCGGCAATGCAACGCTGGTGCCGCGCCGCACTGTGCCCAAGACGGACCAAACGCTTTTCACAACCCCCGACCGCGTGGACAAGCTGCGCGAAGTGCGCAACACCCTAAATGCTGTGCCTGCGGTGTGGTGCGGCATGGATGACAAAGCCGCAAACCCCAACTTTGAAGCCCTACTCATTTTGGGTGTCTACAAAGAATTTTCGATAACGCTGAGCCCAGCCGTTGTAAACGTCACCCTGAGCCTGGAGGAAATTTAACCCATGTCACAAACAGCACCACCCACAGTAGACCCGCTGGCCACGCCGCCCAGTACGTCCAGCTCTGCCACATTCGATACGCGGGCCGATACATTCCTGGCCCAGTTGCAAACATGGGCCACGCAACTGGGCGCCCTTGCGGCCAACGTCTATGCCAATGCGGTGGACGCATTTAACAACGCGGTTTCAGCAGCGGCCAGTGCTTTGGCTGCCAGCTCCAGCGCGACCAACGCAGCGGCCAGTGCCGTTACAGCCGGAGCCAGCGCAGGGGCCGCCGCGTGGAATGCGGGCACAGCCTACACCCTTGGCCAGCGTGCCATTGACCCCACGTTTCAGCGCGTTTACTTTCGCAAGATTGCGGGCACCACTGCCACGCAGCCAAACGCTGATGCTACCAACTGGGCGCCCTTGGACATCAGCGAAGTGGTGGTGCCGGTCACGGGCACCACCGGCACGGTGTACGCGGGGGCTACATGGTCCCTGAACAACGCCGCAGCAACTGCCATGACGCTGGACGCAGCCATTGCCGATAGCTCCGAATTCGCCATCATTCTGCGCAATGGTCGCACCGACAACACGCTGGACATCGGCACCAATACGCTAAACGGCCCTGGCGGCAGCATTACTGGCGTCATCACGTTTGACACATCCACCCGCGTATGGAGCTTTAAGTACATCGCGGCCACTACGTCTTTGGAGATCATCTAAATGCCAAACCTCTCTCTTGTCCTGATTAGCGGCGCACCGGTTGGCAGCAGCATCCAAGCGCCGTACAACATCGCAGACGCCAGCTACATGCCGCACGATTACCGCAAGCTGTTGCGGGCAACGTACCCCAAGCTGTCGCCATGCCTGCCTAGCATCGGCGTATTCACAGCTGTTGCGCGCACCAAGACCGGCACGCCTACATCCAGCGCCATTGCAAACAACGGAACTAACTGGGTGGTAACCGGTGTGGTCGGAACAAATAACCTGTACTACACGCCGGATGGGATCACGTACACCGCGACGACCACGCCAGCGTCTCAGGACATTCGATCAGTGCTGAATGACGGTACAAACTTTGTCGCTGTCGGTACAGGTGGGGGTAACCCCCTGTACTCATCGACTGGAACTGGAACATGGAGCGTATCAGCCTCAGCTGTACTCACTAACAACTCAACCTTACAAACATGCATGACGTGGGCGTCTAGCCTGGGGACCGTGGGCCGATTCTGCGTGGTAAACAATTCGTTTAACTTCCATACTTCGGACGACCGAGGCGTCACATGGACAGCGCGCAATCACGGCCTAGGCAGTAACGCATTCCATGTCTGTTGGACCGGTCAAAAGTTTATCGCAACGACTGGCACTGCAAATGTCATCTACACCAGCACGGACGGCATTACATGGTCCACATTCATCATGCCATTCCCCACCAGCGCAGCCACCGCAACAAAGGGCGGCCCCATTAGCGATGGCAGCGGCAAAGTGTTGTGGGTGGATGGCACTACGAATGCAATTTATACGTCACTGGACCATGGCGTCACATGGTCGCAGCGCCTTTTCGCTAACCCACTTGCTGCTGGCGGCATTATTGCCCTGAGTAACAGTGGTGCCCCAAGCTACACCAATGGGCGCTTCTTCCTGCCTACAGTCAGCGGTGTTCTGCTTGTAAGCACAGACTTGATTGGCTGGGCTTTTGCCGACACGCCAACGGCTATCGCCTACACCGCTGGCATCGCATACAAAGGCAGCGTGTACCTCTGCAACGTGGACAACAGCACCACAGCGGCCTACACGCTCACGGAAGACACCACTTACATGCGCCTGCCTTATCCATCGCAGGGTGGACCGGCGAATTCGTGGAACAACAACATGTCATTTATCAAGGTGCAATAACCATGCTGTACTACTTCGACGATCACGGCTATCTAACATCGCAGGTACTGCCTGACCGCTGCACCAATGTCGTGCCGCCAGCACCTGCCAACGGCGAGATTCCCAATTGGACCGGTGACCCGCTGTTGGGGTGGGTGCTGGTGACCTACACCGCACCGCCTGCGTCACCAGCACCGCCAGCCAGTCCTACGGCATGGCTGATAGACATTGGCCCTTTCTACGACCGCTTTGGCGCGGCCAAGATGGCAGTTCTCACATCGACCGACGCTGGCGTCAAAGCCATTCTTTCTGACGTTTCCATTCGCAAATGGATTGACCTAAAGAACGCGCAAGTGATCCAGTCGCTGGCCTATATCGGCTCGGTGCTTCCTTCTGTCACCAACACTTTGCAGACTGCAATTCTGACCACGCCTGTTGACCCTGCGGACAACCTGGCCCTTCGCAAACTCTACTTTTCCTAGGTGAATATGCAATACGCAGACGCCCGCGAACAGATCAAGACCGGCGACATGCTGCTGTACCGCAACCACCAAGGCGGCGGACTGCGGGCCATCATCGAACGCTGGTTTGTCAGCCACGGCACGGCATCGCCATATTGCCACGTTGGAGTGGCTTGGCGCGACGGCGACCGTAGGTTGTGGATCATGGACCTCACGACAAAAGGGTGTGCCCCTCGTTTGTTGTCCAAGACCGGTGCGTTTGATTGGGCACCAGCACCCGCTCCGCTGACAGACGCAGCACTTGGCTATGCCCATGATTGCTTTGGCGAGTGGGTTTATTCGCGCCTTCAGGCGGTGGAAGGCGAGCTTGATTCGCTCAGTATCGGCGCGGACAAAAAGGGCCAATGCGCGGAATATGCGCTCTCCGTATGGCGGGCGTCTGGCATGGCCCCATCACGCCGCGCAACGCCAGCAGCTTGTGCTGACGGGGCTCTCTATACATGGGGCTCAAGCATCCTGCATGTGGAGGAAGCAAAGTGAAAATCCTCGCACTGCTGCTATCGATGCTTTTGGTATCTTGCGGCGGCGGTAATCCAATCGTTTCCAGCGTTCAGGCAACTGCCATAGATCAGAGCAGCGCGTATTACCCGATGCAGGATGGGACCGGAATTGTGTATGACGTGGTCGAGGTGACATCCCGCTGGCACGCAGACACGCAAGACCTTGTGATCGAACGACGAGGCCCCGTGCTGAATCAGCAGACCCTCCAATACTCGCGCCATGACTGCGCAGCCCTTGGTGCAATGATGGTCAGCACTTATCGACTAGGCGCAAATCCCCCGCGCTTGGTAGACCTCACGCAGTCTTTGCAAGACACGTTTTTCAGCATCGGCGGTATTCGATACATAGGCGAAGGCATCAACAACCTGCTGAACATGGTCACACCAGGCGAAGCAAAGATCACGCTGTACCCCGTAGCTGGCGAAGTGATACCCGGCGCGTCTGTAGTAACGCAGTCATGTACCGATAGCTCTGTGCTGTCCGCGCATTACGCATGGCGCTACCGGACGATTGAACACCTCGACAACTGGCGCGGACACAAAGACGTGTGGCGCACGGGATTGATCGAACTAGATACCGGCGCTGTCTACAACTACGCATTCTCCCATGATGTTGGCATGGTCGCTTTTTGGTTTGGCAACGTGCGCAACGCTGATGGCAC